TCTACAACGCTGATCCAGAGTTTTTAGCAATGAAAGCTCATGCGGATATATTAATGGATTTCTTGGATAACGGCAAATATTTTGAAATGAGAGATTATTGCATTGAGAATGTTGAATTTAAATGTGATGCTTTCGATGTCCTTTCTTTTGCTAGTTTGAGTTCAAATCCTTTGATTGTATTACCTTCGCTTTTCTCGAATATTATAACACCTTATCGAGGGATAATAATGGTTAATACATTTAGAGAGTATTTTGGACCCCGCCGAAACCCAAAAGATCAAAATAGCTTTTGTCACAGTAAAGTTCTTCACTTTGTCAAAAATTTCAACACGTACGCACTTCTAACGCAGAGGAGGTTGCATGAAAAGTTCCCGTCCTTTAATGGAGCTAAGCTTGTAAACAAATTTGCGGAAGGGTGCCCGTTGATTAGATGTCAATGTGGGCGAATGGGATTAAGTCCATTTTGTATGAATGGATCTTTTTCAGTGGATAGGAGTTATGATGGTAAGATTAAGGTTGAGGAAGACCAGGAGGTTATTGACGATGGCTATAATGCATCGGTTGAGGCTTGTGCTATCGGGTCTGGAACAAAGATCGATAAGGAGCACACTCAAATGTATCTGGCGGATGGCCGAACAGCAAAGTTGGTCACCCCACCCCAGTATCAATTTGCCACTAGGGATGGCAATGATGGACCAAATGGTCCATCACAGAATCCCGATATGGGTGGAAACTCCCCATATCCTAGTCCCGAGGCTGGAGGTTCAATAGAAATTCCTGAGGTTGATGTACCTGTCAACCGCATTTTGGAACTTATTGAAACCTACTGGCCACATGCTATTGGAGCAACTGTTGGCTTAACTGGCATTGCTTTGATAACGTACTTAGGTTTGAAGTACACCTACTCTCAAAAGAAAAAGAAAAATGAGGGTAGTCAACCACCTTTCCAGGAAACTGTTTTTGACTCCATGGTTAAAGTAACTGCTTTGGCAGGTATTTTGGCTACGATTGGGGGTGCTCTTGATATAAGAACTCTCATGTATAAAATTGGATTTATGAAGACAGTTGCAGGTGTGGTTTCGGGTTTAACACAGGAGTCGATTCCCGATGAATTTTGGGAAATCGATACACAGGTTTTGTCAACCTCTGAGGAGCGAGAGTTTGTTATAGGAATTAGAACTGGTGTTCTGCCAGTTTCCTTGATAAGCTCAACATATCTTAGGAGGGTTAATGGAGCCATAGTGGAGATATCACCCAAGGGGGTACCTTGGAGCGCAGTTTTGGATCGAAAGTCAGAAGTCGATGCGAAGTTGTTAGCTTTGGGGGCATCCATATTGGGTGGTGTGGCCATTGGAGTGTCTGCGTTTTACGCGAAAAAATACCTTGGGGAAAAACCCAAGAAAGGTAGTGAGAAGAGTTTGGCTAAAGAACAGGCCCAAGACTCTGTTGTGGAGGATATTGTTGAAGAAAAGGAGGAAGAACCAATGGAACCGGTTTTATCCGCAACAATACCTCTCTCGTTAGTCGCTCCTGAAAAGGGGGACTACTCAGCACGACAAAAGGCGATGCAAACGACAGGACGTTCGCAAGACCGACAAACCGGCTTTACCAGCAACAAGAGGGGAGGAGGTGACCTTCGAGTTGACACGGGAAAGTTTCGCAAGCCCCTATCCAAAGTAGACGAGCAACGTTACGCGGAGCAGGAAAAGATTCGTGTATTCTTAGATCAAAACGTTTTTGCAGACATGGCCCCTCTTTTGAGGGGCGCACAGTCGCGAAGAGTGCCCAGTTATCGAACTGAGGCTGAAGTACTACGTCACGCGGAGGCTATATTTGAGGAGGAAGTGGGTTTTTTAGGTAGTGAGGATCAACAAGCACTACTAGCACACAAACTCTTCAGAGCGGCCACCATACGTGATTTTATCGCAGCTTTTTTCGTGAACACATCTAAGAAGACTCCATATCTCTATGATGATGAGAAAGAGGTATCAAATTTTTTTGAACGCTTTCCATCTTGTAGAGGAAAAAACATCCAATTTGAGATTTCAACTTGGAAGAAACAAAACGAATCTTCACCGGAAGTATCCTTAGACGCTGTGCTTGCTTCCATAAAAGCACAGAATAAAACATTTCCTAGTTTAGAAGAATTAAGAGCATGGCTCAAAGACCAAGGGTATATAGCTCATTATATACCTGTTTGGAATTCAATCAAAAAACCAGAAGCGGCAAACAATGCTAAACCTGCGTATGATGGAGAGACTGAGTTAACAATAAGAGTCGTCTTCAAGAGTACGTGGGCAAGGTATTGTAACCTATCACGCTTTCAGCATAAAGGGAGAGTGTGGTTGGCTATGCCGTCGGGGGATTATGATGAAGACAAGGTGCCCAACCTAATGGTGGAGTATTCTCTTAATGGGAAAAACTCTTCAAAACCATTAGCGGACCTTGGAAAACCAAACATGTTTGGAGGATTGGCGATCTGGCCATCCCGGTTGAACTTAACCGGTAAAGTATATCCTTTAATGATTCCACAATCAAATGGATATGGATACCTGATTAGGCTAAGTGAGAACGGAAGTCTCGCTATTAGTGGTTCAAAGTACTTTTCCAAGAAACAAGAGATAGAGTACAAATTGGATACTAAGGGCGGGGATTGCGGAGGAGTCTTAGTTGATTCAGTGAAACCATATTCGGTTGTGGGATTTCATCATAAGGGTATGAAAGGAAATCCTCCTACGAACTATGCTATACGGGTTACAGATACGCTCTTAAAGTATTTGGATAACCTAGCTTCAAAAAACTAGAAAGGGGTCACCGGTGGACCCCCTACAAAATGCCGGAGTTAATACCTGTTCTTGGGTATCCTGATGGTAGCCAATACGCGTTTTTGAAACCTATTGGTAACATCGGGGTTAAGCTCCCCCTAGCTTTAAGTTCCGTTAAAGATAGGTGCGTACCATCCTATGAGGAGTACGGCATTCGCCTCAACCGAGACGTAACGTACAGAGGTGTGGCTGGAACAGCACACAACGTTTGGCGCAGTATAAAGAAAATGGACAATCCAAGTGGTATAAACATACTCCCAGAATATCAGGCTCTTTGGAAAAAAGCTGTGAACATCTGGAAAGAGAGGTGGACAATACTATTTGCGGATTGTCAGGCAACCAGGCATGTAGAAATGACAACGAACACGTCTGCTACATTTCCGTTTCAAGTGATGGGTTTTAGATATAAGGCTGATGTTTTACAACAGCCGGAGTTTTGGACTGATTACGTGTACGGATATAGAGATCATCTAGCCATTTGGAGAGTTTGCTCCAAGGAAGAATTTCTGTCCATGTTGTTAATCACCAATGGGAAAATACGAACATTTATAATTCCCCCACTACATTTGCTTTATTGGCAAAAAGTACTTTTCTCAGAAATGAGTGAAGTGATTAAGTCAATGAGGTATGATGGTGTGGCATATGGAATTGTTTTTTCCGGAGGTGGATTTGACAACTTAATGAAGAGATTCGAGGGTTGTGCACAAATATACTGTGACGATGTTGAAGGATGGGACAGGTTATTGCCATTACTTCCTCTCGTTTACGAGCTCAAAAAACATGTTTTGGAGAGAAACATGAAAATTGCATTCGAGCCCTACCGGGATGTTTGCGATTGGACCATTGAAAATACTGTTAATTCAACAATACTATTGCCAAATGGAGACCTAATTCAAAAAGCATGGGGTAATAACTCAGGGAGTGGACAAACTACTGAGGATAATTGCCTAGCACATGATTTGATAAAAACCTTTATGGCTCTCGTCATGGAGAGGGAGCTTAAGGTTGATATGGACTACGTTTTATATAGTGATGATGCTATTGATGGTATCTCTCCCGGGAGTGAGAAATTTATGCCTTTAAAGCATAAATTGTATTCACAATTCTACATGGGACTAAAGGCTGGAGCGAGTGTTGTAACTACATCGCCTCATGGTGCTCAGTTTTTGGGCGCAACAGCCGTAAGGATAGATCATCATGGGCAACAGGTTTATGTACCAGCCTATGATTCAGATCGAATCTTCTCTGCTCTTGTAATGGAGCTAAAAAGACATCAGAAGGATGAACAGCTTACGAAGCTTTATTCACTGATGATCTTGTCCTGGAACGACGTAGAGTTGTTTAATCACATCCGTGATTTTCTTGTTTGGTTTGTTAGCAGAAACACCAATATCGGATTCGCCCGCACCCTGCTGAAACTTGGAATTCCTACTAGGAAATCTGTTATAAAGTTTTGGTTGGGAGTGGAGCAGAGCGGAACCGGTTCCTTTTTTTACGGTTCTGGGTGGAGGGAAGTAGATGAGAATCTACTTTCGGAAGTATTCCATCTATGGGCTTTAAAATTTGATATTGGAAGTTGATGCTAAGTTTGAATCAATTCAAGAAACAACATGCCAAGAAATTTCAAGGGCTATCAAGCGGGGAAATCAACAGACGTTATAATGACTATAGAGCCTCCTCAGGTGGCAAATCTGCCGCCCGGGGCGACCGTAGAATGGTGGTGGCCCGACCTTCTAGATCCAGGTCTAGAGTGGGGTCCAACAATTCTGGTCAGATACAAACGATGGTGAATCTTTCTCCGTGCGCAAGGATGTATGCGAGAGCACTCGTAAATCCTTTTGGTACATTTACAACGAAACCTTGTATACCAGATACAATTTCGATGCCTTCATTCAAGTTCTCAACTATAACTAGAGGTAATTTAGCTATAGGGACCCAAGGAACTGGATGGGTTGTAATGTACCCTTTTAATCCTTTTTCGGATTCTCCTTCAATTACATACACGACCGGTGGTTATACTAAGTTAACTTACGACCCAACTGGAACTATAACTGATGGTGTTCAAATAGCTTACTCAGATTCTAATTTTGAGGAGGCAGACGACCATGAGGTGCAGTTTAGGTTGGTGGGCGCGGGTTTGCGTGTATTCTATCAGGGATCGGAATTTAAACGGGGGGGTCAGGTGATTTTACATCGCCAGACTCAGAATGATAGTGTTCCAATCGGTTCCAATCCATCGCAGTTGCTTCAATTTCGAACAACAACACAAGCACCTGCGATACGGAATACCGAATGTGTAACATATCAACCCTCAAATTTCGACATGTTAGGATACTCTTATAACAATCGAATCGCTGTAGCTCCGCTACTAATCTTCATATCTGGTGCTGAACCAGCTGTATCATGGGGATTTGAAGCCGTATCGCATTTTGAATGCATCGGTGATAGGCAGGAGAAAACAGCTAGTCATTCTGACCCAACTGGAATGGCTGCTGTTATGTCAGCACTCCCAACAAAGGTTGCAATTGCACCCCCTACTAAGGTAGAGGCAGTTGTTAACCAACGGGCAAACGCAAATGTAGCTGAATCCAGCTCTGTTACAACTATGTTGTTAAATGGAGTGGGTTCGGCGATAAAAGGCGGAATGTCATTGTTGGGAGGGCCGGTGGGCAACGTGATTGGTTCACTTGCTCAGATGGGAATAACACAAGGGATTAACAATAACTATGCCTATGCCGCTTTGGGACCACCACAGCACCAAAGTGTCCGCGTAGAAGAAGTAGACTTTGATTAATCTTGACAAAAGCGTCGGGGTGGTCGCACACTTCCCC